ATAGATGAAAAAACTTACTCGGTTGCTAACATGCAATTAGTAGCTAGGGATAGAATGAGGGAAATTAAACTATGGTCAGTTCTTAAAAAAGAATTTGATGATGGTTCGTTTGATACTAAAGATGTTAATACTCATCAACTAGATTCATATCATTTGATTATGAAAAATAAGGCAGAAACATTAACATCAGGCTCGTCACAGCCAGAAGTGTTTAATGTATTAGGACAATTACAAACAATTGAAAGAGTTAAAAAATCAGGAGAGATGATCTATAACAAGAAAGAACAATTGACTAATGACCTCGGAGCCACAGAAAAATAAACAACTCTTATTTTTAGTAGCACAACCTAGATCGGGTAATACTTTATTTGCAAGTATTATGAATCAGAACCCTGAGATAGCTGCAACGCCTAACTCTATTACCTTAGAGATAATGAAAGATTTGTTTCTACTTAAACAAACAGATGTCTTTTTAAATTATCCCGATCACAAGTCTTTAGATAATGTATTAGATTCTGTGTATGACACTTATTATAAAGATTGGCCTCAACGTATAATCATTGACCGTGGACCAGTGACAACACCTGGTAATTTTCAATTAATGCAAAAGCATTTTAAACGTCCTTTTAAGTGTATAGTATTACTTAGAGATTTAATGGATGTTCTAGCAAGTTATATGCAGTGGTATACAGAAAACCCTGATGCTTTTCCTAATAGATATAATTTAAATACTGACGAAGAAAAATTAAGTATGATTATGAATAAAGATGGTGCTGTTGCAAAAGATTTAGAAGCTATAAAAAATTCATATAACTATAAAGATATGTGTCACTATGTAAAGTACGATGACATGGTTGATAACCCAGAACAAGAGTTTAGAAAAATATATCAATTTATAGGTGAGCCTTACTTTAATCACAACTTTGAAAACCCAAGTGATGTAAAAGTTAATGGTTTAACTTATGATGATAAAGTTGTGGGTAGTAATATGCATAAACTATTTGCAGGTAAAGTTAGAAAAGTATATAACCCTTACATTGAAAAAATTCCAGAAAGAATAAGAGAGAAATATGGACACATCAGATTTTAATTTTATATTTTTAGGTCAATCGGTATTAAAATACCAAGTACCTCTAGATGTCTATAGTACTATTAATCATATTTATGAAACAAAGTATCCTGAATTAAAACCTGCTAATAAACAATTGGTGGGTAAGATTGAGAAAGAACATAGTTTGTTTTATAATGGTGAAGATACTTCTAAGATGACTCAACATAATCATTTACCCAGTAATGTATTAAATTGGTTTGAATCTAAATTTAAACATTATTTAGATTGGAATAAAACTAGACAATATAATATGCATTTAAACTCTATATGGGTTAACACTATGTTTCAACATGAGTACAATCCAGTGCACGTGCACCAAGGAACTTTGTTTACAGGATTGTCTTCTGTTATGATTTTAAAATTACCTGAGTCTTATGGTGTAGAATATTCATCACCTGATCAACCTCAAAATGGTAGATTACAAATACTAGGTTCAGCTAATGGACACTTTGCAAATGTAGATTATCAACCCGATATTAAAGAGAGAGATTTTTATATCTTTCCATATGACATGAGACATTGTGTTTATCCATTTAACGGTCCAGGTATGAGACGAACCTTGGCTGCAAATATGGATGTACAATATAACCCAATTCAAAATAGAGGAGTAAGCTAATGTTAGAGCCATACTATCAAATATTTAAAGACAGATTAAAAGAAGTAAAATTTAAAGATATGAAAACATTATTTCCTACAATGGATAAATTTAAAAAAGAAGTAAATCCTGATATGGAAAAAAATGGATTACTATGTCCAATTGTATTAGATAAAGATGGTGTTACTATTAGAAGCGGCACTCATCGCTATGAGTATTTTAAAGATAAACATGAAGCCACTTTATGTTATGTAGGAGTAAATGGAGATGAAACAAAATTTTTTCAATACTTAAATGTATTTTGTTGGAGAAATCATCCTGTACAAAAATCAGATTTTTTAAAATCAATGTATGAGAAAGGACAGATATAATGTACGAAAATAAAATTATAACAGAACCTAAATGGAAAAGTTGGATAATACAAACTACAACACCTTTGTTTACACCAGAACAATGTAATCAAATTATTGCATCAGGTAGAGCACAGAAACCACAACAAGCACAAGTGGGTATGAACAAACCAGAAGGTGGAACAGATACTAAAAAAAGAGTAACAACTATTAGTTGGATTCCATTTAAAGAAATGGGACATATGTATCAAGATCTAAATACATTTATACAAAAAGCAAATGAAAATCATTTTGGTTTTGGAGATATAAGAATTACGGAGAATGCACAATTTACAGAGTACCCTGAAGGAGGGTTCTATGATTGGCATATGGATTGTGATGTGAACATGGAACATGAACCTCCTGTTAGAAAAATATCAATGACACTATTATTGAATGATCCATCAGAGTTTGAAGGAGGAGATTTAGAATTAATGGCTCCAGGTAAATTTGCAAATCTTAAACAAGGCCATGCAATTTGTTTTGCATCTTTTTTAAATCACAGAGTTAATCCAGTAACAAAGGGTATGAGACAATCTCTTGTTGTATGGTTTGGAGGTAAAGCTTTTAGATGATTAGAGAAGAATTTTTTCCCACAAGTGTTTTTGGTAAAGATGTAAGATTAGATAACAATAAATTAGCTCAAGATATTGTCAACTGGTCTAATCAAGATCAGGGATTACAGAAAACAAATTACAAAGGATGGCATTCTACAACCGACATGGCATCAAAGCCGGAGTATCAACCCTTAGTCAACGAACTAATGATTATGTGTAAAGATATGTTTAAAGAAGAATGGTTAGATAGAGAACCCGTCCTTGGTAATATGTGGGCGAATATAAATCCTAAAGATGGAATGAACCAACCACACATACATCCAAACTCATTATTCTCAGGTGTGTATTATATTAAATCAAACCCACAAGCGGGCAGGCTTAAAATATATGATCCTAGACCTGGAGCACAAATAGTAATGCCTGCAAGATTAGAGGGTAAACCCCCTAAACATTTATGGAGAGATGCAAACCTTGACCCTATTCCAGGACGTATTATAATGTTTCCTGCTTGGTTATGGCATAGTGTTGAACCTAATCAATCAAATGATTTAAGAATATCAGTAAGTTTTAATTTTATACAACATGGCTTTTAATAAATATCAAGTAATCAAAGGTGCTGTTAACTACGAGTTAGCTAATTTTATATTTAACTACTTCTTACTTAAACGAGATGCGGTTAAGTATATGTACGAGAATAATATAACCTATGACAATGGTATGTTAGGTACATGGACCGACAAACAAATACCCAACACTTACTCTCATTATGCTGATCCAGTAATGGAGACTTTGTTGGTTAAAGTACTACCAGTCATGGCTCAGGAGACGGGGCTACAGTTAGTTCCAACCTACTCCTATGCAAGAATTTATAAGAATGGAGACACTCTTCATAGACACAAAGATAGACCTAGCTGTGAAATATCGACAACGATAAACTTGGGTGGCGACCCTTGGCCAATATTTATAGATGGAACAGGTGCGGATAATGTTATGAATGAAAGACAAAATTTAGTTAAACCCGGTGCACCAATTGGTACAAAAGTCCTGCTTGATGTTGGTGACATGCTAGTATATAGTGGATGTGAATTAGAGCATTGGAGAGAACCTTTTGAAGGAACTACTTGCGGACAAGTATTTCTTCATTATAACCATGTGAATGGTCCTTTTGCAGAAAAGAATAGGTTTGACAAAAGGCCGATGTTAGGTGTTCCGCCAATACGGAATGCATAATATAATGGAGTTATATGTTACAAAAAATAGGTTTCGTACCAGGGTTCAACAAACAAGTTACTTCTACCGGCGCTGAAAATAGATGGACGGGCGGGGAGAACGTACGTTTTAGATATGGTACACCAGAGAAGATAGGTGGCTGGTCTCAATTAGGGATAAGCAAACTAACAGGTGCTGCAAGAGCACAACATCATATGGTTAGTAATGCTTCTATTAATTATTCAATCATTGGCACTAACAGAATTTTATATGCTTATACGGGAGGTATCTTTTATGATATTCACCCTTTAGTTAATCCAACAGGCACAACATTATCAAGTTGTTTTACAACAACTAATGGTTCACCAACAGTTACAATAACTTTTGGTAGTGCCCACACTTTTGTAGCAGGAGACATTATTTTATTTAGTGATTTTTCTACTATTACAAATTCTAATTATGACGCTGCAGATTTTGATGGTAAAAAATATATGGTTACTTCCATACCTACCACTACAACCATCACTATCACGATGGCTAGTGTTGAGACAGGAGCCGGGGGTACTGCTTCGGGAGGAGTAAAATATTTTCAATACTACCACGTAGGACCAGCAGAACAATTGGGAGCTTATGGTTGGGGTATATCTCAATTTGGTGGAATTATTTTAGGAGCTATAACAACTACATTAAATGGATCACTTGCAGCAGACACAAATGGAAACAATGGATCCGCTACACAAATTACTTTAAATAGTGTTGCCGGTCTTCCCACTACAGGAACAAACTATATTCAAATTGGTACTGAAGAAATATCTTATACTGGAGTTTTAGGTTTAATACTTACAGGGATTACTAGAGGTGTCAGGGGAACAACAACTGCTTCTCATTCAAATGGTGCGACAGTTACAAACAGTTCATCTTACACAGGTTGGGGATCTCCAGCAGCTAACACCGATTCAGTCATAGACCCTGGACTATGGTCCTTGGACAATTTAGGCGGAACTGCCATAGCCTTAATTCATAATGGAGAATGTTTTGAATGGGATTCAAATGCAGTTAATGCAACAGACAATAGGGCAACAATTATTAGTGGTGCACCAACAGCGTCAAGGGACATGTTAGTATCAACACCGGATAGACACTTAGTGTTCTTTGGAACAGAAACTACAATTGGAGATAAAGCATCACAAGACGATATGTTTATAAGATTCTCTTCTCAAGAGAATATAAATGATTACACTCCAACAGCAATCAACAGTGCGGGTTCACAAAGATTGGCTGACGGATCACGGATCATGGGTGCTAAACTTGGAAGAAATGCTCTTTATGTTTGGACAAACTCAGCTATGTTTACTATGAGATTTGTAGGGACACCATTTACATTTGCCTTCGAGCAAGTTGGAACTAACTGTGGATTGTTAGGAATGAATGCAGCTGTTGAAGTTGATGGTACGGCTTACTGGATGTCTGATAATGGTTTCTTTAGATACACTGGACAACTGCAGTCTATGCAATGTTTAGTAGAAGATTATGTTTATGAGGATCTAAATACAACCTCTAACCAATTAGTTTATGCAGGGATTAATAATTTGTTTGGTGAGATTACCTGGTTCTATCCAACGTCTACATCAAATGTAAATAATAGATGTGTCGTATATAACTATTTAGACTCAACTCAAGAGACTTCTATATGGTCTACTAATGCTAGTTCTTTATTTACTAGAACTACATGGGAAGATTCATCAGTATTTGGTTTACCTCATGCTACTCAATACAACGCCGGAGACGACGTTTCGTTTGATGTTATAGGTAATACAGAAGGAAGTTCAATTTATTTTGAACACGAAACTGGATTTGATCAAATAAGTGCCAGTGCTACAGTTGCAATACCTGCTAGTATTACTTCAGGCGATTATGATATTACACAAGATCAAAGAGAAGGTATTTCATTTAGAGGAGATGGAGAATTTATAATGAGGATTAGTAGAATTATTCCAGATTTTGTTTCTCAAAGTGAAGACGTTATTATTAAATTAGATCTTAGAGATTACCCTAATGATGCGGCTACTACACAAACCTATACTTCAACAACTACTACTAATTTTATTGATACTAGAGCAAGAGCTAGACAAATTGCTTTAACTATATCTAATACTGCTATAAGTAGTAACTGGAAACTAGGTACATTTAGATTAGATGTACACTCAGGAGGAAGAAGATAATGGAACAAGTTATAATGAATTTAGCTTTACAGTATGCTAAAAGTCGTGGCTTAAGTAAAATAACTGACAAAGCCTTAGAGTATGCTTATGAAACTTTAGGAATTGAACAAGAAGAAGAAGAATATACAGGGGGAGGTATTTATGGAATGAAAAATACATTTAGTCCTAAAAATTTAATGAAAGGTGCCGGCCGTAAACTTTTAAGTAACACTTTTAACAATGCAATTTCAGGAGGGAGCAGCGGAATTACCGGAGCACTTCCTTTATTTGGAGCAGCATTAGGTTTAGGTTATATGACAAACCCATTAAGAGAAGGTTCTTATAATTACAATCCAAACCTTCAAGGTCAACTAGATTATGCAAGTAGCATGGGTAACTTGAATAGAAATAATAGTATGAATGCATTACAATATGCAGGTGACTCTATATTAAGCGGTCAAAATGCTGTATCTGGTTTTGGAACTAATGATTATATGGGTCAATTAGAAAAATATAAAGATAAGTACGCAGATACAATGTCTCCAGAAAGATTAGAAAAGTTAAACAAAGAAATAAGTGCTTTGGAACTAGATCAAGTTAATAAAGAACTAGCTGCAGAAACTACAACTACAACTACAACTAATAACAATGGTGGTGGTGGAAGTTTTGCCTCTCAAAATACAGGTACTAATTCAAATTTTTCTAATAAAACCGGTAGAGGAAGAACTGGTTATGGCAGTGGAGGCATTGCAAGTTTATGGCAAAGATAGTACAATCCTTAACAAGACCTGCAAAACAATATGATGAAAATGTAGCAGCCAATCAAGTTAGAGATTTGGATGCTATTATTGAGAAATTAAATACCACGTTTCAACAGGAACTTAAACAGGAGATAGAAGCTAAAGCTTTCTTTTTAGAATAATGTCAATACAGAATCAATATTTATTTTATGGAGTAGCTGCACAAGATCTAAGTGGAGTTGGTGCCAATATGTTTGGTACAGGAAACCCTTTAGTAAGTGAGACTTATATTCTTAAATCTTTAAGAGTAATGTCTGTAGGAACTCCTACAATTACAGTGAAAAATAATGGTGTAACTGTAATTAAAACAATAGCTCTTACGGCTAACGTAAGTCTAGAGCTTTTAACTCAACCATTAATTGTAGAGGGTGGTACGACTCTTACGGTTATAGCTAGTGCCTCTAGTGCCACAGATGTAGGTATTAGTTACTTAAACATTAAAAAAACAGTATTGGATTAAACATGGAAAATAAAGTAATACCTGTATTACAGGCAGAAACTATAACAACGTATAGAAACATAGCAACTGGCGAGACTTTTAAAGAGAGAAGTGAGTGGGAAGCCAAGGGATATAAGAATGAAGACATGGCTCAGGATGTAAAAGTTATCATGCCAGCTCTTGATTTATTTAGTAAAAACGGATAAGGTAAGAAACCCAAGTTAAATTATGATGAATCCTCAGAAACAAATAACTACGAATGCACCTTCAATTAGATATGAAGGAGACTTGCGTCCTGAACAAGCTGGAATTATGCAAAAACATGCTCAAGCTATGCAACAAATGCAACAACAAGCTATGATGCAACAGCAACAGCAACAAGG